GCAAGCATAGCTCACGAAGACAACGCTCCCATTGGCTGCCCCACTGAATAAAGGATACTGTGTCCGTATTTCGCATCAAACTTCCTTGGATTTTCCTTGGAAGGCAATGGTAAGAAATAACGTCGATGGACTAGCAAACCAGACCAAATCTCTCCAACTCCTACCCCTAGGAGGTTGTCGATGATTCGGGCTTGTAAGCTAACCGGCAAGCGATCAGTAGCAGCCGACAAATCGAAAGATCAAAAACGGGTATGACCCGCCTCAATCAAACGGTGTATAGGCTTCAGCTGATCGTGAGTACCATCTGTCGGAAAACAATCCAGAAGGGCAAACAATGCCTTATGGAGAGGTCTAAGCAATCATTGACTCCAGCAGTCAACCATTGCAAAAACTCTGGTCTTCCCAGCCGCTTCATCCTTGAATCCAAGCCCCCCTAGGGCTCCGAATTTAGGAATGGAAGCTGGTAATGTCCAAACTTTACGATTTATGGCATCAATTCTATCCAATCACTCTTGGCAATGCGGATAAAGCATAAGAGTTAACTCTTTATACTTAGTCCACATCGTAGGATGTGACCGAAGGAATCCTGCTGCTCTAACTATTCCCAATAGAGACGTTGACAGATTGTCCCCTTGCGGCCTCTTCTCACCTGCCTTTGTCGGTCTGAAAACCGGACTAGACTTAGGAATTAAAAAGGGTTTTGGAGAATCCAAGGCTTTCCTAAAAATCATCCTCTGATTATGGGAAATCGATCATGTTACTGCTCGATCTCACTCTTCTAAGAACGATTCCGAAATCTTCACCCCAGGTTCAATGATAGTTTTAAGACTAACAATTGACTTGAAGCTAAGAAAACGGTACATACTAAAAAGAGTTAACCAAACCCGGATGAGGAGTTTATCCCCCTTCCGGATCTGTTCACGCATAACCTTCGGAATTATTCTAGGTAGACCTTGCGCTGTTTTAGACACTCTAACGGATGAAATCCGAGAGGTATCTTTAACAACATATCCACCTACAGATTGCATTAACTGAACATGACAAGTTTTAAGGTATAATACCAAAAATTTTATCGAGTTCTGAGAATACAGTTTGTGACAATGTCGAATAAATACGAATACACAACGTGTAATAGAAGGTTTATTTTCCTTAAGGATCACATAATTGGCTCTATTGAACCAGTTAATGAGACCCCGTCCC